TTTTGTTGTTGCCCATTTCTTATCTACAGGTTTTCCAAAACCATCATAGCACTCCATAATTTGACGTAAAGAATAAGGAGGGTCAAAAATAGCTCCTTTAAACGGTCCTTGAACTTTACTAAGAAAATCAGATGCTTCTAAATGATAAGTTGTTGGCATTTCCGGGTTTAAATCGTTAGTGATTTCTGCTGGACTATTAGCTCCAGCGAAAGGGTCAACCCATCCTTTACCATCCTGGACATATTTTAACACAAGTTTTCTAATTGGATTAATTGTGAAAGTTTCTTTGTTTGGCATAGCCCATTTTCTTTGAATGTTCATTTTTTCACCTGTTCAATAGCATTTCTTTTGGTTTCTGTAACCATCAACTAAACATCCTACTAACCTTCAATCTATAATTACTTACACAAGTTAATAAAGTTTACTATAACCAATCTTCAGTTTTCTTTAACAATTTCTTTAAATGTTCTGATATAGATCCACCTTTAACTTTACATATTTCTTCTTTTGTTTCTAATAACGCCCTAACTGTAACTTTATAATCATGTTTTGCTCCTATAACGCCTTTCTCTTTTAACTCTGCTAACCATATTAAATCTTTAATAAATCTATCTCGTCTATATTCAAGTTTATTTAACATATTATTATTTCTCCTATATGTGCACTTTTTTGCTTCCGTTATTAAGCTTCTGTAAGCACTCGTGCCTTCTTGCCACTACAGACCTCAAAACCTTCATTGGATGTTCATGTTTTTGGTCCATCTTTTAGCCACTCCGCTATTTCATCAACACTATAATTGAGAATCTCTTTAATAAATATTTCTCCTATATATTAACGTTTGCTACTCCACCCACAAAACTCTTTTCCTTCATTGCATATATAGCAAGCCCCAGCGAAATTACAAAATCATCATGCGAACCCATAGTTTTTGGTGCTGCCAGCTTAAGAGTGTAACCGCTATAATTCCTGTCTACATCTAACATTTGATCTACAAACCTACTCTTTTCTCTTTTATATTGTGTATGTTTAGGATAATGTATTCTACCATGCTGAAACTCTCTATCCATACACTTAGCCATTTTATCGTTCTCCTTTACACTAGCATGAAATGCCCCTACCCTAGTCCATGCTATTTTCTTACCTGTAGATTCTCCTTCCTCATTAAGCTCATCATCCCATAGTCTCTTCTTAAACATATCATAAGGTGCTATTCCTATATTTGCTTTATCTACTAATCCGTATCTTAAAGGTTTAAACTCCTTAAGAAAATCTACTATCTTAGTTATCTGTCCCTTCCTATTCATATCTACACCATAATCCTCAAAATCTAAACCCTGTAGCTCTAACCATCCTATTATATGTAATCCTATACCGTCCCTCTCTATTACTGTAACTACTGTACTGTCCCCTGCCCTAGCTAAGTCTATACCATAAAATCTTAAATTTTCTTTATTAGATATATAATCTTGCTCTAGAAGAGCTAACTTTTCCCAACCAATAAACTTTATGGCTGCACTGGCCCATGCTAAACTGAATTGCGTTTTAAAAGCAAGATTATCTTCTCCTAATTTGTCCCTCATGTTCTTACAATATCTAGAATAAGATACTGAATCTCTACTAGCCTCTTTCCAATCTACTAACTGCATAAAGTTTGCTGTACTTTTACTTATAGTGGGGTCACTATTCCATTTTTGTATTGCTGACTTAAAGTAATCGTTTTTAAAGTATGGAGAAGTTGTACCTGTAAGTATCTTGCACCCCCCTTTAGCTGCTCCCATAGGAAAAACATCATTAGTTAACTTAAGTGCATTAACTAGCTCTGACTGCTCTATTACCATTATCCTAAATGTTTCTCCTATAGTCTCTGATTGTTCACCTACAGATAATGCCCGGATATAAAACTCTGCCCCACTATATTTATCCTTTAAAATGAATATGCTACTAGTTACTCCTCTACCTGCTATCAAATATAAACCGTTACCCTCTAACCACTTACCAATCATATTATACATCTTTCTTACTCTGTTTCTAGTAACATGTGTAGTCATAGACTCTACTGGAGCAAATAACCCACATAAACATTCTTCCTTAAGAAACAAAATATAAAATGTGCCTATTGTAAGTATAGTAAATGCTACTGTTTCCGTCTTGCCAGATTGGCGGGCATAACAAGCTACTATTTCATCACCTAATGTTCCTTCACTTAATATAAACTCTATCATCTTGTCACTAAAAAGTTCTTGGTACTTTCTTATCTTCTTCTTTATTCCCCTAAGTATTACTGTTCTCCACTGCTTACATGCTTCTATAATATCATAAATGTTATTACTATTCTTTATCTTAATCCTAATTGCTTCTATTTCGTTCACTAGACCAGTATCTCCTAAACAGTAAATAAATAACTAAGTTACATAATTCTATCACAATAGTAAACTTTAATGTTACCAATAAGCTTCTTGTCATTAATATTACCACAATAAAGGCTACTATACTAGATACTAACTTTAAACATAGTTCTCTACTCAAATCTTTATCCTCTATTAGATTGTATATAATGTGCGTCTCTTATCCTCTTCTTCTTTTTGTATTTTGTCCTTAAGCGTTTTTAACTGTAAAAGTAAATTACTTGTTAGTCTCTCTACTATATCTAAATCTGGTCTTCTAGGATAAAATTGTACTGCCCATCTGTTACTATTAGCGTACATAATCACTATAGTCTCGTCTTCATTAATCTCTTCCCCTACTAACTTACCTACTATACTTTGTATTTTTTCTATAAGTAATTTGTCTTTAATATTTATACACCTTTAATCTTCAAGTAAGTAACTAACATCATAATAGTGTTCTCCAGATTCTTCTTAGCTACTTTAATAACCTTATCTAAATTAACACTAACAGATTATCCATGATTAACCATATTATTCACCTATTAAATAGCTTATCTAATCTACCCTGATTATCTAACCTATTATACTTTACCCTAATTTCCTCATCATGTTCTTCTCTAGCCTTTACTGTACAATCGTCCCATCTACTAAGCAAATTTAACCTAATAAGTTCTTCTCTTGTTCCATCAGCAAAATTTACTTGCATATTAATCACCTATAAACTACTCCTAATAAACTCGTACCCACAATCATTACACCTATAAACATCTACCTTATATTTCATCCTATATTCTTTTCCTACAATAAGCTCCACTGTTTTATTCCTATATATTTTCTCTGTATATCCTCTTCCACATTTAGGGCAATATACTTCTTCCATGTATTACCCACCAATAACCAAAAGTAGCAACCTAAAAAGTTTACTGTTAATATGTTTAATAAACGTTGCTCGTGCTTCTTCTACAGACTTAGACATTTTTCATCAAATGTATTACACAAAAAGAGTATTTAAACTTTACTATATGTTACTCTCTTCTGTTATCTAACCTAATATTAAGCTCTGTAGCTATTTGCTTCAAGTAACCGTCTTCCTTCCTAAGCATTGCTTCACATAGACGTATATAATCTATGTAAGAATCTAGTTTCTTATCTAGCTCCTGTATACCTATAAGTTCTTCCTTTAGCTTCTCTACCGTTTTTAATGTTGCTCTGTGCTCTTTAGCAAACTTAACTATATCTATTATTGCCTTATCCTCTTTCTCTTCTTTAGTTAAAATTTTCTTTACCATTAGTTAACCACTACACTTTCACTTAATAGTTTCTCTAACTTAGGATTGTCTACACCAATATAATAAACATAGTTACAGAATTGGTTACTGTCCTCATCTATTACTATCTTACCATAAGCTACTAAAATATCCATGTAAGTAATAAATGATCTTAACTTAATATATATCCCTCTAAGCTTTAAACCCCTTAGTATATCTTTCTCTGTTATATAATACTCTGTCTCTTTAATTATATTCTCTATGCTCTGTAAGATATTCATATATGATCCCTACACAATAATCAACTTAATGATTTTCTATCTAATAAAGATATTGTTATTTAGTAAGTATGTCTCTTATAGTAGACTTGGCGTTTTCTAATCCATGTTTACGCTGGAACCCTATTACCCTACCATTATATTGCTCTATTTCTATATCAAAATCCATTTCTAATATTGCTTCTATAAGTTCATCTATTTTTTGTTCTATATTCTTCATTAAGTTTCACCCTTAACTTTACTAACGTAATCCCCAATAATAAACATTTCCCCTCTATCTATCTCTACCACTTTACCCTCTATTCCTCTCTCATAAGCTAAAGTTGCATACCCTTTAAGTTTCCCTACGGAAATTAATGTTCTACTAACAAACAAATTCTTGCCCTTATAATCTAGAAACTTAGTATATTCTTCTCTTCTATGTAAACATGAATGCTCATATAACTTCTTATCTTTATATGAGAACGTATTACTATCTTCGTCAAAAGTAAAATTAGTATCCTCATCAATGTTTTCTAAACTATAACCATGAAACCCATAATCTGCCCCTATAAACTCTAACCCTCTTTCACCCCACGTTTTCTTTACATTAGCATCTAATACATTATTCTTATACATATTAACTTCTCTAATAGACTCTACTATCCCTTTAGTTATATTAAACTTGGTTATTTTATCTTCTCCCATGTTCTATTACCCTTCTCATCCTCATAAAGAATAATTGTTTCACCCTCAGTTAGACTGTCTATACCTTCACCCTCATCCCCACTATATGTTTCATCTACTGTGGCTGTTATCCATCTTTCCATCTTAAATTCACCACCTACTATACTCACACACAAATACTTAAACTTTACTCTTTTTCCTCAATAAAATAAGAAACTCTAATTCCCCCTCTGCTAACGCTTGTACCTTTTCTTTATCTAAATTACTAAACCTAACATAAGCTTCACCTAAATCCCATACTCCTTTCTTACTGTTACCAAAAAATATTACCCCATGTAACCTAAATATATCTATAAGCTCCCCGTTTGCTCCCCTAAGATTTAGTATCTTATTAATTTCTTCTTCAGTATATTTCATCTTAATAACCTAATACGATATGGGTATATGTTAGGATTTCACATAGTTCATTATGTATTCCTTGAGAAGTGTTTGACATTATTCATCCTCC